AAAGTTCATCAATTGGCAATGGGAATTATAAATAGAATTAAACATAGAATAGATAAAACATGGCAACCTAAAACTAATGAAGGAAGTTTACACCGACATTTTGATGTTGATTCAGTAGATATGTCTTCTGGAGAGTGGTTAATATTAGCTAGAACTAAACACATGCTTAAAGAAGTAGAAGATACATTATATCGTAAAGGCTTATATTATGAAACTAAACATAAACGTAGTTATGAAAAAGATATTCAAGAATCGGCCCAAGATTGGGAACATTTAAGACAAGGCCAATTATTAGACTATAAACAACTAGAAAAAATTTCTAAATATATGGGACCAAACCATTGGGAAAAAGAAAAAATAAAAGGTATGGTTAAAGGATCTTTTTATGGAATAGACCAACTTACAAAAGATTATGGATTAAGAACTAAAAAAGTTTGGTTTGAAGCATTGAATGATGTAGGATCAAGACGAATAGAATATTTAAGAAAGATGAGAGCTAATGGTGAACAGTTAAATAAAAAACCAAGAATAGAATTATCCACAATACATGCAGCTAAAGGAGGAGAATCACAAAACGTAGTTCTTCTTACTGATCTTACTAAAACAACATTAGATACTTATGAAAAAAATCCAGATGATGAAAATAGATTATTTTATGTAGGAGCAACTCGAACAAAAGAAAATTTACATATTATAGAACCTAAACAATATAATAAAGGATTTATTATATAATGCCACATACCATTACCAGTGAACTTGTTTTACTATCAATGATGACTTTTTATTTTGGAATCAAACTATATTTATATTTTATACTATGAGCGACGTCTACAAAAAACAAATCGGGGGATCTCATTATGCATCTATGAAGATTCAACCATCAGAATTTATTAACAAAAACAATTTGCCTTTTGCAGAAGGAAACGCTATAAAATATTTGTGCCGACACAAACAGAAAGGACAAAAGCAAGATTTGGAGAAAGCGATCCACTACTGTCAGATGGCAATCGATCGTGATTATCCAGAAAAACCAACCAAGCCAAACTCATGGGGAATAATTAAATGATACAACAACCACTTTTCAAACCACAAACAGAATGGCTACCACCAGAAGAATTTCCAGACCTATCTAAATATGATGAAATTTCAATAGACTTAGAAACTAAAGATCCTAATTTAAATATAAGAAGAGGCTCTGGTTCTGTTGTAGGAGTAGGAGAAATTGTAGGTATAGCTGTAGCTGTTAAAAACTGGTGTGGGTATTATCCGATCGCTCATGAAGGTGGTGGTAATATGGATAAAGCCAAAGTTTTAAAATGGTTTCAAGCTGTATTAAACACTCCAGCAACAAAAATATTTCACAACGCCATGTATGACGTTTGTTGGATACGCGCGCTAGGTTTAAGTATTAGCGGTAAAATAGTGGACACAATGATTGCATCGGCCCTTGTTGATGAAAATCAAATGCGCTATGACTTAAACAACTGTTCTAAAAGATACACTGGAAAAGGAAAGAATGAAACAGATTTATATGCAGCTGCAAAAGATTGGGGTGTTGACGCCAAGGCAGAAATGTATAAACTACCTGCCATTTATGTTGGCGCATACGCAGAAAAAGATGCTGAGATAACTCTAGACCTTTGGCAAGAACTTAAAAAAGAAATTGATCTTCAAGATATAAATTCAATTATGAATATGGAAACAGAACTGTTTCCTTGTTTAGTTGATATGAAATTTAAAGGTGTGCGCGTAGACGTTGAAGCTGCTCATAAATTAAAAAAAATATTAGTAGACCAAGAAAAGCAATCGCTCCAAGAAGTAAAAAAAGAAACAGCAGTAGATGTTCAAATATGGGCTGCAAGAAGCATCGCACAAGTTTTTGATAAGCTAAAACTAGATTACGATAGAACTGAAAAAACATCTGCACCTTCCTTTACTAAAAATTTTTTGGTGAATCACCCCCACCCACTAGTGAAACACATTGCCCGGGCTCGTGAAATAAACAAGGCCCATACCACATTTATTGATACCATAATAAAACATTCATACAAAGGAAGAATACATGCAGAAATTAACCAATTACGAGGAGATAATGGAGGAACGGTAACAGGAAGATTTTCGTATTCAAACCCAAATTTACAGCAAATACCAGCACGGAACAAGGAACTTGGACCTGCTATTAGGTCATTATTTATACCCGAGGAGGGCCATACATGGGGTTGTTTTGACTATTCTCAACAAGAGCCTAGGCTGGTAGTGCATTATGCGACTTTACAGAATCTCTATGGAGTGGACGAAGTATTGGAAGCCTATAAGAAAGGAGATGCAGACTTTCATGACATCGTTGCTGATATGGCAGAGATACCAAGACTACAGGCCAAGACTATAAATCTTGGTCTGTTCTATGGTATGGGAAAAAATAAATTACAAGCTGAACTAGGAGTGAGTAAAGAAAAAGCTGAAGAACTATTTAAAAAATATCATAATAAAGTTCCATTCGTAAAACAGCTGATGGATAATGTGACGCGTCGTGCAGAAGATTCCGGAAAAGTAAGAACTCTTTTAGGTCGTCTTTGTCGTTTCCATTTGTGGGAACCAAATCAGTTCGGAATTCATAAAGCATTACCTCACGAACAAGCGCTCATGGAACACGGACCAGGGATCAAACGTGCTTACACTTACAAAGCACTAAATAAATTAATTCAAGGATCTGCTGCGGACATGACAAAAAAAGCAATGATAGAACTACATAAAGAAGGAATTATACCACATATACAAGTACATGATGAATTAGACATATCTGTTATAGACCATACTCATGCAGCACATATAAAAGAGATAATGGAAGATGCAGTTTCTCTTGAAGTTCCTAATAAAGTAGACTATGAATCTGGACCAAATTGGGGTACAATAAAATAAACAAGGAGAAAACCATGGAAACAATAAACAAACTAGTAGCAAAAGTTATGTCTAATAGAAAAATACAAATTGGACTAGCTATTGTTGCAATATATATAATATACAGTCTAGTTAAATAGTTATGCCTTATGGCCTATCTAAATGCAAATATTCCTGTGCTCTATTCACAGATCAGGAGAGAGTATCTCTATGATCTTAAAGAACATCATGGAGAAGTTGAAGACTGTATTATATTTGGCCTGGCATCTATTACAGGACGTCCTATCCTCTTTCATGTTATTATGGAGAACGGTGCTGTGTTCTATCGTCTCCCTATTTCAGCCTTCATTCAAAGAGGATTTGATGTCAAAGAAGTACCTCGGCCTAGACTTGACGAGCTGGAGCTTTGGAATTGTTTTAGCTATTATCCTGCTGTTACTTCTTACGATATCTTAGATGGTCAATCAGGGAAATATTTTGGAAAAGACAAGAAAACTCATCCAGGTGCATATCTTTTTACAGTTGACTGGGCGCACCCAGAGAGTAATATAGTAGATACTGATCATTCAGAAATTCCGCACGAACATAAGTGCGCACACATTCTCGCTCTAGAGGATGGAAATTATGCAGCACAACCAAACAATCGTATCCTTTGGGATATACCTTCGTTCACAGTAAAAGACGAAGTACCTGATTGGAAAGTGCAAACTTCTGAATGGAATGTGGAAGACACAGGTAAATGGAAAACGGAAGATACCGATAGGTTCTTCTATAAAATTGAGGAAAAGAAAAATGATTAAATGGATTAAATCTTTAATAGAAAAAATCTTTGGTAAGAAGGAAAAACCAATCATATTAGAGGACGAAAATAAATACTTAGAAGATGAAGCAAAAATGGCACAATATCTTGAAGATAAGATAATTGAACCTGAAAAAATTCAGTGCAACACGCATTCAAGATTTAAAAAATCTTGTCCAATTTGTGTTGAGGCAGCAAAATGACAAAATGTAAAAATTGTAATCATGATTGTCACTGCGATGGAGATTTACATGCAGATGTATATGGAACATGCATTTGTGAAAATTGTGAATGTAAAAATGGTAAAGATAAAGCAGAAGATTCAACATACGAAAATAATGGTGGTCTTGTAATAGACGACACAGAAGAATGCGAGTCATGTCAATAGGAGGAAAAGTGAATTATTATTTCACAGGAATATTAATTATACTATTAGTTTTATTTA